CTACATTAAAGTTTTCTAAGGCCTTTAATAAATTAAGTTTGAACGTAGTAGTTTGGGTTTGTCCTATCGCCATTATTTAACTGGGTATCTAACCTGCCCGCTCCTATATGCATCTTGTCTATCTTTACCGTCTGAAAGTTGTTTTAACAATATCATAGCTTCGTCGTATCGGGCTTTATAAGTATTCATGACATCTGCTTCGCCCTTCATATAAGTATAGGCTTCTAGTAAAGAACCATATAACAAACTAGAACTAAAGTTGTCGCCTAACCAAGTTGTACCACCAGCTACAGTTGTAATAGATTCAGGGTAGTAGAAATAATGTAACTCCACTGCGTATGACGCATCAGGCGTAGGACCTAGTATGAATGAGTTCTGATCAAATACTGCGTAATATGCAGGCGTACCATAAAAATCTGAATCAGTGTCAGGATATGATTGTCTTATAAAATTAACGTCTTTATTTAAAAGATACGTATACTCATTATTAGCGTTGATAACAGCTAAGCTAAACGTAGCCAACCAATTAGTAGGCATAGCTAAATACTTATTTCCAGATGTAGTTGTACCTGTTACGTTTTTACGTAAAGCAGGAAGCTGTACCGAGTTGTATATACGTTGTTCAGCTTGAGTTATAAACGTATTTATATCTACGGTTTGAAACGTATTCTCAGTATAACTTTGTATTTCCGCTACTAATTGTGAATAAGTCATTGCCATGGTTTATTACGCCATAGGGCCTCTTGCTTTTGTACCTTTTGTAGCTGCACCACAACCACGGATTTGTGTTTCACCGTGTCTATTCATTTTGTTAGAACCAGGATCTCCTGCGCTTACACGTTGTCTAGCTGTACCTTGATTTAAGTCTTGAGCTTTTAACTTGTTAGGGTCTTGGCTAAAACTAATATCTGCATTAGGCACAACGATTGGTTGTTTATATTCTGCCATGATTATTATCCTTTTTTCTGTGCTGCAATTTTAGCTAAACCACGACCCATTTTTTTCATATCTGCATTTGATTTACCGCCTTTTGATCCTGCATGTTTAGGACCTTTTTCAATGCCGACGTTTGGACCTGTGTCGCCTAAATTTTTACCTTTAGTCTTACCTTTTTTAACAACGCCATCAGCGCCTGATTTATATGCCATGTTACTTCTCCTTAAGTTGTTGTTACTGTTACGCTTGCTACTACACCTGTTGCAACCAAATAATTTGGCGTTAGAGCTGCATCAAAAGAACTAGCCCCTCCTACTGGATACCAGCCCCACTGTATGACTCTACTACCGCCCATCGGAACACCCGTTGAATCTACTCCAGGTCCAGTTTGTTCTGTTAGTTGTAGCCCATTTAAACCTGACTGATAATAACTAGGACTATCGGGTCTTGGATTACGCACTGCCTGTGGATCATTGACTGGGTATAAACCTAAGCTTAACTGTGGCTGATCCGGTTCCCAACATTCAGGGCATACAAGTATATTAACATTTTTGGTCTTAATAACCAATCTTTTAAGTTGTTTTAACTTATATCTAAACCCACAGCGATCACACTGTGCAATCGAGTTCTTGGCACTAGCGTATTTAATTGGCATTTAATTATCCGTGATAAAACATTTCACGAGGTACAAATCTTACACTCGCTTTTTCTCTGTCTTCATCCGCAGCTAATTGGAACGCCTCTTCATAAGCTGCTTTTAACATCTCAATTCTCATCTCAGCACCCGGTATTTTAAGGCTTAAATAATAAGCTAAGCCTGCTACCATACACGGAATAAATCTAAACGGAATATCTTCTACATTAATGCCATTACCTGCGTCTTGAATACGTCTTAATCTATAGTACACAAACTGATAAAAATTACTTTGATCAGGTGCAGGCCATACATTAACAGTAGGTAAGTTCTGTACATAAATTTTAGAAGCTGTTATGTGTGTTGCTGCAGTTGTATTATTAGCCCCGCGTATGCAATCAGTTAAGTCATTACCGCTTATACCACCATATTGGATAGTCTCGTTATCTACTTTAATAAAACCAAATTGAGCTAAGCCCACAGTAGATGTTAAAGTAATAGTTGTTTCTGTTGCATCTAATACTTCAGCTGTAAGGATTGTAGTAGGGTTCTCTTGGCCACTTTGTCTATTAATCCAAACCTGAATAGGACGACCTGTAGCATTTTTATTAGGTATAGTAATGTAGGTTGATTCACTAATACGGTTGATATTAATGTCTTGTTGGTTTTGTCCTGTTCCAGTACGCGTCACCATATCAAGAAGATCCACTGTGTCTACAGGTAGTGGATACATAATTCGACCTTGTTGTAAATTGATTTGACCTGGTTCTACAGTCCACAAGTTAATACCACGATTAGCCCATTCAGCCGTCATAATATTAAGTGAACGACGTGCAGTTCTTAAGTCATACCCAGTACGTAACTCTTGACCACAACGTTCAAATGCGTCTTCAACAAGATTGTTTAAATCTAAGTTAAAGGTACTCGTGCCTGTGGTTCTATCTACCATTATTTAACTCTTCTATAAGGTTTTACTTTTTGTTTAATTGATTTAGGTTGAGCTACAAACTGTTTGCCTTTAGCTTTACCTTCCCTTTTTGCTTTTGTTGTTGCAGCATATTCTTGTGGGCTCAGAGCTTTAATTGCTTTTTCTGGTAAATATCTTTCACCTGTCTCACTAGACTTTTTACCGGACTTAGTTCTCCACTTTTGGTCACCCCATGATTTGAGTGAACGTTGTGGTTTAGCTAATGCACTCACTTATATCCACCGCCTGCAGCTTTGTATTTCTTAGCAACTAATTGTGCTTTACGAGCTGACCATTGACCAGCGCCTGTACCGTGTGTTGCAGCAGCTTTAACTTGAGATACGATTCTTTTTCTCAAACTTGGTTTCGTATAGTTACCTGCAGCGTTTACTTTGCCACCTTCTTTATACTCGGTAAAGTCCGTATTATCACGACGTTTTTTAACCGTACCCTTAGGCATCTTAGCAGGGTTTATAGCGCCCATACCACGTGAAGGTCTCATTAGCAGATCTTTCCTCTAGTTTTACCTTTTGTAGCAATACCGTCTGCACGTTTAGATGCTGAAGATTTAACCATGCCGCCTTTTTTGTAGTTCTCATCAAACTTCTTAACTTCTGTACTTACATCGTACATAGCTTTATTTTTACGATAAGCTTCTGGATCTTTCATTTCTTCCATTTTCATTTGCTTTTCTTCAATTTTAGCTTTTTGTTCTTTTGATGGAGGAGTAACATCCTTAACAAACTTTTTAATTTTTTCAATGACTGCCATATTATTCTCCTAGCACATCTTACCTTTTGTTTTGCCGCGAACTTCAATGCCGCCGCCTTTAGCATAACCACAACCTTTAGCCATACCACCTTTTTTCATTTTGTGTTCTTTCATTTCTTCGGCTTTAGATTCTTTCTTTTCGTGTTTCATCATAGCAGCTTTAGACTTATATTTTTCACCTGTGCCTTTTTCTACGATACCACCTTTAGCATAAGCCATGCCACCTTTTTTCATTTTGTGCATTGATGATTCATGTCCTTTAACTTCTTTTTTAGCAATCGTCTTAGCATCTGATTTTGTTGCACAACCGCCTTTAGCCATTTTTTTAGCCATACCGCCTTTTTTCATGTAGCCCATTTTATTTCTAACCTCCGTTGGTAATTTTGATAATCCAGGATTTTCACTTGAGTCAACTTCTTTAAGTGCGCCACCTGATCCGAACTTCTTAGTTTTATCTGCTTTCATAAACTCTTCTCCTACTGATTTTGATATACCAACTTTCTTAGCAAACTTTGGGTTATTAGCCACTGCAGCCATTAAGTTGTGTTGTTTCTTAGATACACTAGGCATTTTGATTTCTCCATCTTATGCATTTAAAACAATTACAATCAGGAAAATAATGTCCAGGTTTTGCAAAAACTTCTTTTACTTCTTTAACTTCTTTAACTTCTTTCTTTTTTGTTTCTTTTTTGACTTCTTTAATAACAGCTTCGACAGCAACTTCTGTATGAATAATTTCATCTAATATTTCTTTTTGTTTTTGCTTTTTCATTTTAAATACTTTTTCTATAAAAGCTTTCATACTATTTACCTTTTTTTAACCAACCCTGCACGGTTTTAGTTTCGTAAATACGAATGGCTGTCCATATAATAGTAAAAAGTGCTGCGATTGCTGGTAACCAGCTCATTAATGTCCCCATAACCGTTGCCACCGAAACCCCATCTAATAAATGTTTAGTATGTTCATCTAGATTTTCAAAATATTTTGTCATTAGCATTTCCACCTTTTTAAAGAAGCAGCCTTACGAGTAGGTCTACCTTTTTCATCTTTCATCGGACCAGGCATACCCGACATTCTTGCGCAGAATGATTTTTTACGAGCGCCCCCTTGAGGTTGCGGAGCTTTTAGGTTTGATCCCGTAGCTGCGTTATATTTAGCACGACCTTTAGCAGTGAGACCTGCGCCTTTAGACACAGGGAGTTTCTCACCACGTCCGACTGCTAAGGATACACCTTTTTTCTTACTAGCCATAGAATACTTGCGCTGTTAAACCAGTACTAGCTACAGCAGAAATGTTAGTAGTACAACGAATTCCTTCACCAGGAATCGCTACATAAACAGAACCTGCTGCACCTGCTGGAGCAGTATAGGTAAATTTGGCTGTACCTGCTGTACCATCATTAATTGTTAACGTAGCCGCTGCAGTATAATTAATTAATATACCTTTGATACGAGCTGCACTAGCAAAGATAGTAGTTGTAGCATTAGCCGCAGCCGTTGCTGAATTTACGTCAGTTTGCATCATAATTAATCTCCTTAGATTAAAAAAGAGTTAATTAACTTACTTGAATTACAACTACGCTATAGGTTGCTGATGCTGGGTCTACTGCAGATCCTGTAATATTAGTAGCACGAACAGTGACTGTGTTAGCTGCTGAAACAAATGCATTAAATACAATTCCTGCTGTAGGTGCGGTTGGTAATCCTAATATAACAGCGTTGTTAGCTGCGGCGCCTGTTACTGTAATAGTTAAATCTTCTTGAGCTGCAGCTGCAATAGAACCGAAATTAAGAGCGGCTGATGCACCTAAAACGTTTGTGAGTGTGAGTCCAGTTGTTCCAATAAAACCGTTGTCAGATTTGACTGGGCCTGAGAATGTAGTTCTTGCCATGATATTTTTCCTTCATACAAAGTTAAGCTCATTAGTCTTGTATGCGTCTGCCGGGACAGTCTAATGAACCGGGTAACCCGGATTCCCAAATAATACCTGAAATGGCACTATTTGCAAGCATTATAGCACTATTTATTCTTATGATCTATGAGATATTGTGCGGCTTTTGTTAGAACTTCTGGATTATCTTTTGCATGGCCTAAAAAAGAATTGCAGTGAAAACATAATAAATCCCTTAATTTTTTAGTAGTATGACAATGATCTACACATAAGGGTTCTACTTTACCTCGTCTTACATTGTCATTTGCGTCTTTGCCACATAATGCACATTTATAATCTTGGTTAGCTAATTTAGTTTCGTATTCTTGAGGGGTTAGATTGTATCTAAGTTTAAGATTTGATTTTCTACCAATTGCTTGACGCCATTCTTTAGGTTTTGTTTTTATATATTCCGATATTTCAATATTTCGTTTTTCTTTATTTTCTTCGTACCACTTTGCATGGTATTTTTTATGGTAGGCTTTGCGTGTTGTTTCGTCTTTATACGGCATAACGGCTCCTAAGTTCAAAGCAGTATAACACAAAAAAGGGGCCGAAGCCCCTTAATTTAATAACAGTCTGTTACGATGATCATTATCTGTTCATTACGTACAAAGTCACTTCAAAGCCGAATCTCATTTCTGTAGCTGCTGGTTTTGTCCATTTTGACATAGTAGTTCTCCTAAAATTTTATACACACCGTGTGTATGACTCTCATATTACGCTTATATTTTGCCAGTGAAATAGAGAAAACCATGAATTACAGGCAAAGAAAAACCCAGCCGAAACTGGGTTAATCTGGTATTACTTAGCCAAACGCAATTAAGCGCCTGGTGAACCCCACATACCGAGAGGATCTGACCAACCAAATGAATAACGCTCACGAGCTTTGTAA